GGTTGGCGCCGCGCAGGTTGGCGCCGCGCAGGTTGGCGCCGCGCAGGTTGGCGTCGCTCAGGTTGGCGTCGCTCAAATCCGCACGCTCGCCGCCATCTTCGCCAAGGCACCAGGCTTTATGTTTGCCGAGGATTTCGGCGAGTTGTTCGGTAGTGAAGGTTTTCATTTTTTGCTCCGTGCCCGGTTAATTTCCGTCTGCACCCGTCACCAGGTACAGAGGTGAAATGTTCGGCCCGGTCCCGCAACTGGCGTCAGACCCGGTTTGTTGCGTAAGCAGATTCGTTGTCGCTAGGGGCGGCCTGCCTTTCGGCTGATGCGCGGTCACATCGTCGGCACACTTTCCGCTGCCTGTGTAGGTGAAGGACGCAGTTCTCAGGCTCCGTGCGTCACACAGGTGAATCGCCAACTACTTCATGACTTGGTTCCTCCTATTAGTGTTTGTTCCGCCCCACACAAATCTTCCGAGTCGTCTCTCACCGGCGTCGCACATTTCGTGTTCGATGCTGTTCCAGTTTGTTTGTGTGGTTTGGCGTACTCGCATGAGGGAGTACGGCAGGTATCCAGATCCTGCATGGGCGACGGTTTAGCTTTCTCACCACCGGGTTAGCCGGTACGTCACTGGGTCACGTCAGATTGTGTAAAGAGCGAAGACCTTAATAAGGCCCTATCGCTGCTTCGGTGGTTTGTCGCGGCGATGGGTATAGTTAACCATCGGTATATTTCTACGTCAATACCGATGGTTAATTTATTTTTGGTAGGCGTGAGGTATCATTTTGCCTTCACTGTGCGGATATACAGCATGAGAGGTAGGCATGAGCAGGGCGCAGAAAGCTAAGCCAGCAGTACGAGCTGAGATGTCCGGCGTAGAGCGCTTAGGGTTGCGCGTATCGTCGATGATCAACTCGCCGCGCGCGCAAGATAGGTGCTCGGCGGTAATTCATCGCCTGGATACGGACCGGGACGCTGAGTGGATCGAGGTTATGGAGCGGCTATCCGAAACGGATGGAGTGAGCATGATTTTTCAAGATGATGGCGGGGTTTTGCTGGAATGGGAGACGCTTAGCGATGAGGATCGCGTGATAGAAGCGAGTGAGATCGAGTTGATAGAAGAGGCGACACCTTTCTAGCTGCAAGGAAAAGCCCGCTCAATCGGCGGGCTCATCTATCGGTTAGGCGGGGGAGGTAGAATCGTAGGCAATAAAAAGCCCGGTGGTTGGCCGGGCTTTGCTTATTTAGCTGGAGCTGGCGGCGGCGGTGCCGCTTCTGCCTTCCCTGCCTGATAAGCAGAAATAGTGGTGCCGATTGCGCTAAGCGTGTTGGCCTGGGTTGCAAAGTAGGCGCCAACAAGAATCGCTGCTACCGCAAGCAGCTGAACACCTACGGCTGCCCAGTAGTTTGATTTGACAGTAGCTGCCGACTCTGCAGCTTTCGTGGCCCTTACTGCGATATCTTCAATCCGCTTGTCGCGCTCCACTTGATTATCCATGAAGGATCTAACTCGATCATCAAGGCCTTTCATGCGCTCGTCAGTCAGCTCTCTCTGCGCAGCCATATCCCGACGAAGCTGTTCGTCTCGAAGCTGGAGTTCGTGGCGGTAGTCGGTGATATCTGTCATAGGCTGAATATTAGGCTCATTGATCTGTGAGTCAACCTTGAGAAATTGACTAGTGTTTTCCTTGGTAATGACTACTGGCGCAAAACTCACTGGGAAGCCTCAGGGGTTTCGGGGTTGTGTTCAATCCAGTTTTTCACGACGCTCGCTTTGTGTGATCTAAGATAGCCACAGGCATTACAGTCAAGATTTAATTTGTACCATGGTGCATCGCCAGAAAAGCTCGCGACCGGCTCAAGAAGGCAGTACGCTCCATCACCGCTATATATTTTGATATTCCACAGGTTCGTTTTGCACATTGGGCACTCGCCATCCTTGGTGAGCGCATTCAGAAATCGAATAGCATCCGCATAGGGAAGAATTCTCGCATCTTCAGGGTTAAACATTTCGCACCTTAAATTTGCGGGCCTTGTTCCAGCGCGCTGATTCAGTTTCGTTTTTCAATTAGCTAAACGGTTGCAGCTCGCACTCAACCCTACAAATCCCCGCCACGCCAGATAACGCTTAAGCCTTCCGGGCATTCCAAATCATCAAAACCTTGGCATGAATAGTCACGTCGTCCATTCTGGCTTCCTGGTCTTTATGGTTCACGTTGTCGGAAATCAACCAAAAACGCTCAGCATCCATCACCTGAACCCGCTTTATGTAAAGGCGCTCCAGCCAGGTCAGGACGTAAATACCATCGCCAGCAAATTCGCTAACTCCCCTATCTACGATAAGCGGGTCTTTGTCATTGATCGTGCCCTCCATGCTCTGACCCCAGCCGGTGATCATGGCGAGAGAGTGAGCAGAGGTGTACGAGATGCCTTTTTCGAGAAGTACATCTTCAGGGATGATGAGATTTCTTATCACCTCACTGTACTCGGCCGGGACTTGTCCGTGGCCCATGGAGCCCCGAACATCGTATTGCCGAATAACAATCTCCCCAGGCCGAGCCTTCAGTCCTGAAAAGTCTGCCTGAATAACCTTGCCATGAACCTCTCCCGCTGCCGCGAGTGCAGCTGCCGCAATTTTCTCCTGAGCATCTAGGTCGAGATTCTTGCCCGCGTGCTTACGGATCATTTCCATAACCTTCTCAGCAGCACTTGACCCGCTCGCAACCACGGCCTTAGCCGGAACACTGACCATGGCCGCTATTTCATCAGCTAGACGCTGACTAAATGCCGAGACGGGCTCGTCAAGCATTCGAGCAAGTACGGCGGCGAACTTGCTATTCAGCGGATTAATGCCCTTAAAGTAGAGATTGACGGCGGCAGGCGTCATTCCCGCCTCGTCGGCGATTTTCTTTTGACTGAGCTTCAGCTCGTTCTTCTTTGAGAGGAACAGCTCATGCGCGTCCGAGCACTCTTTGAGCAGTTCGGTAGGAAGGATTCGTTTCTTGGTCATCGCGGAAATGTATACCAATGGTTAAAAATAAGAAGAAACCATCGGTATTGATTAAAACTTAACAGATGGTTAATATCGACCTCATCTACAGAAGAGGCATGACCATGAACGCGACTTCCCTCGACAAGTTCGTGGCTGACAAAGGGCAGTCCGAAGCCGCACGGCTTCTTCGGGTTACTGCTCCAGCCATTCACAAAGCCTTATCGGCAAAACGGGACATTCAAGTGCTTGAGCTTCCAGATGGCAGCTTTCAAGCAAAAGAGCAGCGTCCATTTCCGTCGCAAAGATCAGCCGCTTAAACCAATTCATCCCAGCAAGGAGCAATACCCATGTTCGAGTGCCAGTCCCACAAACGCAGCGAGGTCAGCAAAGTGCGATATCGCCCAGATGAGATGTGTCAGCTGCGCCGCGAAGCGGCTTTGGCTGGCATGCAGTTAGCCACCTACATCAGAAAGCTTTCGATGCTTGGCCGAGAACTTGGCGCTGCCGACGTTATTCGCCAAATGAACGGCTTCGAAGATTCAGCACAGGAACAGGAACAGCATAAATCGGCCTGAAGGCCCTTTGGAGGGTCAAGTGTCCGAAAACTACTTCGACTGCCTGGTAGTAGGGGCTCAAGAAGAGGTGAGGCAACTCGCTTTAGATCTTGGATGGAGTCTTGATCAGGCAGCACGTCAGTACCTGCAAACGGCCAGCTCAATGGCAGCTATTCGCAGCGTTGAAAGAATGAGCCATAAGGCCCCTGTGCTAGCGATGGTGCAAGGGATGCCCCCTAAAAAGGGCCTCGATAGTGGCTAAGCCCGAATTTCAGACATGAAAAAGCCGGGGTAAGAGCCCGGCCTTTTGAACACAACTTAACTGAGGTCGATTATATGCAAACCGTAACCAGCGTCAATACCCCGCTCAATTTGCCGACACGTTTTGCGTTTCGGCAAAACGTGTCGCGCACGATGTCTTCCCGCGAAATTGCCGACCTGGTAGAGGCTCGGCACAATGATGTCATCGCCACTATTGAGCGTCTTTTTGAGAAAGGCCTTTTACGATCTACCCGTAAAACCCGCAGAGAGGCTACAGGCGGGCGTCCGACCGACGTATATGACCTGAGCGAGCGAGATACCAATCTAGTCGTAGCCGGTTACAGCGATGAGCATCGCGCTCGGGTCATTGATCGCTGGCTTGAGCTTGAGTCACATCACCTTGTCACGCTCCCTGATTTCTCAAATCCCGCCGCAGCAGCTCGTGCATGGGCTGAGCAGTTCGAGCTTCAACAGATTGCCAGCCAGGCCCTCATTGATGCCGCACCAAAGATTGCGTTCGTTGACAGCTATGTCGAATCGACAGGCCTTAAAGGCTTCCGCCAGACCGCCAAATTGCTCAAGGCCAACGAATCACGCTTTCGTGAGTTCCTGATCGATAAACGAATCATGTATCGCCTTGGCGGTGAATGGCAGGCCTACCAGCCTCACATCGACGCAGGGCGCTTCGACAACAAGACCGGCACCTCTGATAGCGGTCACGCATTTAACCAAGCCAAATTCACTCCCAAGGGCGTCAACTGGGTTGCTGGGTTGTGGGCGCAACATAATCTTGAAGGTGAGCTTTGATGGCCCGCGCACGCAACCTAAAACCAGCCTTGTTCAAGAATGAGATTCTCGGCGTAGCTGATCCAATGCTTACCCTGCTGTTTGAGGGGCTTTGGTTGCTAGCTGATCGGGAAGGCCGTCTTGAGGATCGAGTTCTACGCATCAAGGCAGAATTGTTCCCCTACCGCGAAGGGATCGACGTCAATTCAATGCTCAACTGGCTGAACAAAAACGGCTTCATTGTTCGGTATACAGCTGGCGATTCAAGCTTTATTCAGATAGAGAACTTCGTTAAACATCAGAACCCACACAAGAATGAGGTCGAATCAGAAATCCCTTGTGTATCAGATGGTTGCGTATCCTCGGTTTTAATCGCGAGTGATACCGATTTTATCGGAACCGCTCCGGCTGATTCCCTCTCTCTTGATTCCCTCTCTCTTGATTCCCTTACTCCATCGCTCGCTCCGGTGGACGATGACCTGTTCCCGAAGTTCTGGAATCTGTACCCAAACAAAAAGGGTAAGGAGGCTGCGCAGAAAGCCTGGAAGAAACTCAAGGTTACTGACGACCTGTTCAGCCTGATCACCAGCGGTCTCGCCAAGCAAGTCGTTTGCGCTGACTGGATCAAGGACGCTGGCCAGTTCATCCCGCACCCATCGACCTGGCTCAACGGCAAGCGCTGGGAGGACGAGGTAAAGACTCCTAGCAACGTGCACCCATTCCAAAAACCTGCCGCCGTCTCCCGCCACCTCCTGACCGACACTCGCGACTACCGCGAAGGCACCAAGGAGAACGCCAATGGCACATTCCGTCTCTGACCTCGGCGATAAAATGGACCGCAAATTCGGTGTGATAGGGCGCCAGCCTGCGATGTGCGAAAAGCACGGCAAGTACTCGGCTGTCATCTTAAAATCGTCTGGAGAGCCTTCTGGGTGCCCTCGGTGCGCAAGCGATAAGCGCGAAATGGAAGAGCTTGAGCGCAAAAAATGGCAGTTCGCGATGGTTCAAAAGGGCAGTGCGCGCATCCCAAAACGGTTCGCAGAGAAGTCTTTTGCTGACTACCGGGCTGACACTCCTGAGCAGAAAATAGCTCTCGATGCCTGCGTTGATTACGTCGATGACTTCTCAAAACACCGCCGCGAAGGCCGGTGCATGTTGCTGCTCGGAAAGGTCGGAACCGGCAAAACTCACCTGGCCATCGCAGCAGTCAATTTCCTGATCGAAGAACGCTCGGTCAAGGCGATTTACCGCACTGTCGGTACCGTGATCAGCGACATCAGGGCGACGTTCAGCGACCGCTCTGGCTCGTCTGAGGCCTACATCATGGCCGAAATCATCGGTGCTGATCTGCTGGTACTGGATGAGGTTGGGGCTACCAAACAAAGCGAGTTCGAGCTGGCCACCCTGTTCAGCATCATCAACGGTCGCTATGAGCAAGGCCGCCCCACGATCATCGTCAGCAACCTTTCCTCGTCCGAACTGAACGATGCCATTGGCGTGCGTTGCGTTGACCGTATCCGCGAGAACGGCTGCATCGGCGTGCGGTTTGAGTGGGAATCACAACGCGGCAAGGAGGGTTTCTGAATGCTTAATTTTTTCGCAGGCTTAGTCTTTGGGGCTTTCTGGATTTTTATCATCGTTTGGGAACCAGCGCCCAAAACGCCAGAACTGGTCAAATACCACGACGCAGAGTCATCAGTAACGTGTTTCCGCGCAGCTTACAAAGACGGAATCAATTGCTTCCCTGACTACCAGCTCAAGGCTCAGGCGGTGAAGCCATGACCGCCGCCCAAAAATCCAAAGTCTCCGAACTCCAGCTCCAAGGCTTCTCAATCATCAACACCTCTGGCGACCTTGTTCGCATGAAACGAGGACCAGACGAACGCTATGTACGAACAGACGGCAGCCAGAAGCGGGCGGTGAGGAAATGAGAAATCCTAAAACGCGTGAAGGCTATGACCTGTGGGACAAAGCTCACGAACTGCCTCGATTCAACTTCTGGCGCGGCGGAGAAGACGAGAAAGGATCTGTAATCCGTGTGCCTGAGAAGCACGGCCACTGGGTTCACTTCGATGATATTTCCAGACTGGCTGATCAGTACCAAGACGAAATTAACGAATTGCGCGAGCGGCTTGCTCGCCTTGGGCTGAAGGCGGTGAAGTCATGAGCGAATCAAAAATGCAGGCCGATTTCGAAGCATGGCATCGCAGCGTCGTCGAAGGCGAACCACCCCATGAAAAATACGACTCTGGCGATTACCTGAATCAGCATGTACAGCGGTACTGGACTGGCTGGAAAGCATCCCGCGAATCTCTGGTGATTGAGCTGTCTGATCTATCGAACTGCTTCAGTCCAGACGACTGCGGAGACTGGGCTATATGGCTAGATGACGTGAAGAAACTGATCGTAGCAGCCGGCCTGAAGGTGGCGCAATGAGCGATGTGAAGCTGATGCATGGAGACTGTCTTGATCGCATGAAAGAGATCGAAGACGGATCGATAGATATGATCTGCGCCGATCTCCCATACGGAACAACTCAGTGCGCATGGGACGTTGTCATCCCTTTCGATCAGCTATGGCGTGAGTACCTTCGAATCGCCAAGCCAGAGGCAGCCATTGTGTTGTGCGCCGCCCAGCCATTCACCTCACTGATGGTTTCGAGCAATGTCCGTGACTACAAGTACGAATGGATCTGGGAAAAGGGCGCAGCAACGGGCTTTCTAAATGCCAAGAAGCAGCCTCTGCGCGCCCATGAAAGCGCTCAGGTGTTCTATCGGAAACAGCCGGTCTACAACCCTCGAATGACCACTGGTCACGAGCGCAAGACATCAAAGCGTAAATCAGTCGAGTCGGAATGCTACGGGAAGGCTCTGCAGCTCACCGAATACGACTCGACAGAGCGGTACCCGCGATCTGTGCAGTTCTTCTCGAGCGACAAGCAGACCGCCAGCTATCACCCCACGCAAAAGCCCGTCGCCTGGATGGAATTCCTGATCGGTACGTACACAAACCCTGGCCAGATCGTTCTAGACAACACGATGGGTAGCGGTACCACCGGGGTCGCCTGCGTTCAGCTAGGCCGGAAATTCATCGGCATCGAGCGGGACGAAACAATTTTCAGCACTGCCTCGGCGCGAATCAGTGAGGCAATTACCGTCCGCAACACTCCGGTACCGCAATTTGATCTGTTCAGGGAGGCTGCAAATGGCCGATGAAATCGACTTCGCCCAAACCCGCATCGAAACCGAACTGGCATCAAAGCTCGCTGCTCGGGTGATTTATACCGGTCAGAGCGCCTATGAGTGCGAATGCGGCGACGATATCCCCGAGGCTCGGCGTGTAGCTGTGCCGGGCGTTCAGGCTTGCGTGGCGTGCGCTGAAAGGGCTGCGCTGGCAAAGCAGGGAGTGCGGAGAGCATGAGCGAATCCAAAGCGCCAACCATTGAGCGTTACGACGTGAGCGGCTGCGGTGATCGTAACTGCGATCCACTGATGGGAAGTCAAGAGGGCTGGCTTGTTGAGTTTGATGCTTACGAGGCTATGCGACTGGAGCGCGATCAACTGAAGGCTGAGTGCGAAGGGTTGCGGGTTGACGCTGAATTGGCAGCCAAGAAGTTGCGCAGCGCTGAAATTTGCCACCCGCGCGCAGTTGAAACCCTTGTGGATGAGGCTCGCGCGGCGCTGGAAAAGTATCTGCCGGAAGGCTGGCCTGAGTCGGCCATGGGTCGGGGAGAGCGGTCATGACCGATAAAATCTCCGTCAACTGCCAAGCCAAGCTCACCGAGGCAATCACCAGTCTGACTGCCATGTACCGGGACAAGAAGTACGTGGTTGTGTCCCTGCGCCCCGGCAAGGACCGCACCCTTGATCAAAACGCCCTGTGGTTCGCCCTGTACCAGCGCATCGCCCAGATGACGCAGATCGGTGTTGTTGAGGACGCCCGTCGCTACTGCAAGTTGCACTTCGGCGTAGCCATCCTGAACGAAGACGACGAGAACTTTCGCAATAGCTGGTTCCGCACGATGAAGCACATGGCCTACGGGGAAAAACTGGATTTGATGGGCGATTGCCCGTTGTTCGGTACGGATGGGTTTCCAGTGACTCGGCTATTCAACCGCGCCCAGGGCGTCACTTACACGGATCGCATCGTCGCTGACTTCGCAGGAAAGGGCGTGTTTTTCGGGGATTTGCTGGGAGAAAAAGCCGCATGAGTATTTTCGTAGAGGCCCTATTTCGTGTCCTGATCAGCCTGATCGTCCTCGCTGAGTGCGCTTATCAGATGCCAGTTACACCGAGTGAGTGCGGGATGGGGTGGTTATGAGCAAGCAAACCAAAATCACCAAGGCCGCCCGCGACCGCGATTGCCAAGTCCGCTTACCCGGCTGCCCCAACGACACCAGCACGACCGTACTGGCGCATTACCGGCTGGCTGGCACCTGCGGCATGGGTATCAAGCCAAACAACCTGCAAGGGGCCTGGTGCTGCGTTTGGTGCCATGACCGCATCGATGGTCGAGCCAAGTTCGATATGCCGCACGACGAAATGCGCCTGTACCACGCCGAGGGTGTTATGCGCACCAACGACACATTGATCAGTGAAGGGGTTTATGCAGCATGAAATCGAAAATCATCGCAATCTTGATTAGTGCGGCTATTAGCGCAGCACTTCTATCCGGCATTGATCAGCTGCATCTGTTCGCATTCTACGTATCCGCTGTGATGAACGTGCTGGGCTGGCTCGTATTGGTGGCTGGCGGAGTAAAAAAGGCTGCCGAGAAGACTAAGAAATACTGGTGGATGGGAATCCCGACCACGGCGCTATCGCTGTATGCGCTGATATTTACAAGTCATCCGATGCTAGCTGCATCCAGTTTCATTTTGTCCGTGATCGTCATTGCAGTAGTCCACGGTAATCAGAAGGTGGCCGCATGAACTGGACACGCACATCACCTAACTGCCTCACCTCTGACCAAGGCTACCTCGTCAGCAAATACGCCATGGAGAAGACTACGGCGTACATCGCCAGATCCAAGGCTGGGATCCTGTATGCAGGCCCGGACGTGGAAAAGGCCAAGGCGGCATGTGAACGGGATTTGATGGGGGTGGCGGCATGAGTGCGCCGGAAGAGTTGCTGGCGCTTCACCTGCGCGCCCACAAGCTCGAAGTAGAGCCAGAGTATCGGTTTGGCGCTATCGCCGCTGGCGGTCCGGGTAAGGGTCTTCGTGAGCGGCTTAAGTTGGCCGGTCTGCGGGACTGGAGATTCGATTTCGCAATGCCTGCTCACAGGCTGGCTGTAGAGGTCGAGGGTGGCGGCTGGACCGGTGGCCGACACACTCGCGGCACCGGGTTCGCCGAGGATATGGCGAAGTACGACGCGGCAATGCGGCTGGGATGGACGATTTATCGATGCGACCCGGCAATGGTCAAGTCGGGCAGGGCGATTGAAACCATCAAATTGATTCTCGAAATGAGGGCGGCAGCATGAATATCAACTCGGCGCGGCAAGCGTGGCATGACTGCACCTACAACCCTGCACCAGGCCAAACCTCTGATGTCGTCCAGTTGGGAGTGGTAGTTCAGGCCACGGAGCGTGGACCTACCGCCAATCACGCAATGCATAGCGCGCTGGCCGGTCACATTCAGTCGGCAATCGCACGGCTACACCCTCAAGTTCGCCTGTTCGGCGAGTACATGTACGCAGCCAATAGGGATGACGACATTCGAGAAGCTGCGGAAGATTTGATCTTTGGCATGGTCATGTCGAAGTCAAAGAGAATGACCGCCGCTAAACGCGAGAAGCTTGAGTTCGTGGTTAAGGGTGTTATGCGCCGATACCGGTACATGAATCAAGGCGGCCAGTCGTCGAATGATGACCCCCTGATTAAGCCGGAGTCGTTCAGATCATGGCTACTGGCAGAGTACGGGGTACGCCTCGAATCCTTCAACTGGGACCGTGACTGGGAAGTGGTTGTGCGACTGACATTCGATTGCTGCGAAGACCTTGATCGCATGGCCCTGAGCCCTGTTGGAGCGGCAATTTACAAGATGAAAGAAGCCGCTTGACTTCCCGTGCGGCTGGCGGCATCATTTCTCTATATTAGGATTTTGCCTCTGGCAATTGTCCACATCCATACCTCGCCATGTGCGGGGTTTTTTGCGTCCGTAATTTACAAAAGACCCCCAAGCCTCTTACTTCGGTAATGCGCAAATCGGGGGCGCCTTTTTAGCCTCGACAGGCTTTGCCCGCTCGTAACGGGCAACTTTTTCGTGGGTGGCAGTCACCCTTTTTATTCCGTGAATCACTCAAGAGGTCCGAGCATGGAGTTTCTAAATTTCTTGCGCGATAAATCCTCTTTGCTGATTGCGGGCCTCATTGGGGCCTTTATCGCAAGCTGGTGGCACAAGGATGATTTGACAAGCGTACAAGCCTGGGTCGTCTTCTTGCTGACGGGATGTGCCTGCTCGCTGTATTTGACAGGGATGGTTAGCACTCATCTCGGCATTACCGAGCCCAGCAACGTTGCCGGTGTCGGCTTCCTGTTAGGCACCTTTGGCGGCTCTCTCATGGCCGCCATCAACCGCGCCATTAAAGCCGCTGACCTCTGGGCGCTCATACGCTCCAAGTTCGGGGGAGGCACACCATGAACCTCGAATTCTTCAGCTCAGTCGTCATTGCGGTCATTTCTGCATGGGCTATCTGGTGTTGTTTAAGCCGCAAGGTGAATGACGGAATCGCTGGAAAGCTGATCTACGCCGTCATTGCGGTATCTGGCTACGCAATCGTCACTCGCACCGAAACCATGTTCTTTTCGCCGTCTGTTGCAGGCGTCACCTTTCATGCGGGGCTGGCCATGGCAGGGTTACGGCATTACTTCCTGGTGAATCACTGGGTGAAGGTCAAGGCTTGGATGTGCAGATATTTGCACTGTGAGAGCTGCGCCAATCAAGTGGGCGACAAGGAGTTGAAGTGACAAATGAAATTCCTGAAATCCTTCATCGCACGGATTGCGAAATATCTTACTGAGGTGTCTGCAATGTCTGATGAACTGATTCCTGCTGATAGCGCACTGACCGAGCTGACCGTTAACGACCTGACCGCATCTTTGGTTGCTGCGCCTGCTAACCCAGCACCACTGGATGGCGTTGTTTCTGAGACCATCTTCGGAAAGCTGAAAACCATTCTCGAAGCGCTAGGACATGAACTTCCTGTGTTCTTTGATGAGGCTGTGGCGTTGGCTAAGAAAGCATTGTGAGCCGAATGGGCCGACTGATCGGCTCAATGGAGACTTGAATGAAGCTTATTCTTAAACGTGTAGGCGACGATCCAAGGCTGCTGCGCAAGTATGGCGATGGCCAATCGTATCGGGATATCCCTGATACGCGTCCTCTAGCCCTGTTCGTTGAGGGTGGAGAGCAATTACCCTGCCAGGTCAGCAGCAGTCTCATCAGTACGGCCGATGCGCCCTTGCGCGTAACGATCGTATTTGGTGTTGATGGTAATAACATCTCGATCCAGGGCGACCGCAAAGGCGTGGTTTGGCTTGCCCAAGAGCTTGCCGATCGATCAACTGAATGATCATTGAATGACGTTCGAATGCATTCAATGAATCGTTCTGCGAAAACCAACCCCATGAATGAGGCTTCCAATGGCCCAATGCGGCGCATCAAAGCGCGGCAACGGGGAACCATGTAAGCGTCACGCAATACCGGGTTCCTCTCGCTGCAAGTTGCACGGCGGCAAGAGTACTGGCCCGAAAGAGCAGCGCGGCAATAAGCACGCAGCTAATCCAGGATCGCTCTACAGCCAATTTCTCACAGATGAAGAGAACGACATTCTACCTAGTATTGAGCTTGGCTCGGTCGATGGCGAGTTGCGCCTTACTCGAATCAGATTGATGCGCGCACTGGTCAAGGAGAATGAGCTTGGCGACACAGCCGAGCTTTCCGAGCGCGTCGAAAGGGAAGGCGCTGAAAACGTCACTGCTCGAATGGAAGAGAAGTTCAAGGTTCGTGATTACGCGGCCCTCATTGATCGCTTAACAGGTCGCATCGAGTCACTGGAAGCCAAGCGCGCCTATCTACTGTCACAAGAGCAGGATCGCCAGTTGCGCGACCTTGAGCTATCGGACAAGCAGCGCGAACACGGCAAGTCTGGCGGCGGACCAATCACCGGCATCGCAGTGAGGGTCGTCGGTCATGGGTCGTGAAGTCGAAATGATCATGACCGCGCCTCAAGCTGAATTCTTTCTGAAAACGTGCAAATACCCGGCGTTTGTGGGTGGATTCGGTACGGGCAAGACTGAAACGCTCGCCAACTGCGCCATTCGTGATGCATTCGAAGCGCCGACCGGCATGATTGCGCTGTATGAGCCGACCTATGACCTGGTGCGCCTGATCCTGGCGCCGCGCATTGAAGAGAAACTGAGCGACTACGGCGTTCGGTACAAATACAACAAGCAGGAAAACATCATTTATTGCAGTACGGGCGGCTGTGCTGACTTCGTGCTGAGAACGTTGGACAACCCTGCTCGCATCGTCGGCTATGAGTCGTACTGTGCGCATGTAGATGAGCTGGACACACTCAAGCGCGATCATGCTGCCGATGCGTGGCGCAAGATAATTGCCCGTAACAGGCAGCGACCCAGAGGTGTCGAGAAGGCGTTCAACCGCGTAAGCGTGTACACGACACCTGAAGGCTTTCGATTCGTCTACGAGACGTGGAAGCGCGACCCTAAAGCCGGTTACGAGATTGTTCAGGCGCCAACACGAACCAACCCGTTCCTACCGCCCGATTACATTGACAGCTTGCGTGCCAGCTATCCGCCGCAACTGATTGAAGCGTACCTCGAAGGCGAGTTCGTCAACCTGACATCGGGCGCCGTGTATCCAGATTTCTCGCGAATCCTGAATCACTGCGACACCACTGTTCAGCCAAGCGAACCAATCCATATCGGAATGGACTTCAACGTCAACAACATGGCCGCAATCATCTACGTGATGCGCGACGGCGCTTTGCATGCTGCTGACGAGATGGTCAAGGTTCGCGATACGCCTGAACTGGCTCGCATGATCGGAGAGCGCTACCTGCTCAAAGGTCACCACGTCACTGTGTATCCCGATGCCAGCGGCCAGAACACCAGCAGCAAGGGCGCTTCAGTGTCCGATCTGTCGATTCTGCAACAGGCAGGCTTCACGATCCGCGCCAACAGCGTCAACCCTCGGGTCAAGGATCGGGTAAACGCGGTCAACGCACAGATCCTCAGCGGTACTGGCGTTCGTCGCCTCATGATCAACACGACCAAATGCCCGGCTCTTACCGAGTGCCTGGAGCAACAACCCTACAACGATCACGGCGAGCCAGACAAAGCGACCGGACACGACCACGCTTGCGATGCCGCTGGCTATCCGATTGCGTTCCTGTTCCCGGTCTGCAAGCCGGTCACCACTCACGGCGCCTATGTGCCTCATATGAGCCGATAGCATGGACTTCAAGACACTCAAGGCCACATACGCGCAAGACCCCGACTATCCTCTGCGCTCGGCAAATATCTGCGCACTAACGCGGGTGCTTGACGGCACGATGTATGACGAGATCGAGCATCCATTTTCGATGGAGAAGAACGATTCGGGCGAATACATCCCGCTTGGGAAGCGTAGGCCGTCGGCTAGAACCCGGCTGTGTGCCACCGTAGTCAATGACTCAGTGTCGCTACTGTTCTCCGAAGGTCACTTCCCCGCAGTTGACTGCAAAGATGAGAAAACACGCGACACGCTGACTAGCATCGTTCGTGAATCACGCTTGAACCAGGTGATGATCGATGCTGCAACGCGCGGGTCAGTCGGTTCGGTGGCGATCCTGCTGCGCGTCCTAGGTAACAGAGTATTCTTCTCGGTCATGGGCTCTGCCTACCTCACACCTGCGTGGCAAGCGGAGGCGCCAGACACATTGGAAAGCGTCACCGAGCGTTTCAAGGTGAAAGGCGATGTATTGAAAGGCATGGGCTACGCGGTCGAAGAGAAGGAAACCTACTGGTTCCAGCGCATCTGGAGCGCTACTGCCGAGACATGGTATCTGCCGCAGAAACTGAGCGATGCCAAGGAGGGCAAGTCGCCGATCGAGGACAAGGCCCGTACAACCGAGCACAAACTTGGCTTCGTGCCGATGGTCTGGGTGCGCAACCTGCCGGGCGGTGACGATACCGACGGCAAGTCAACGTTCCCGCCCGAGGCGATTGACGTACAGATCGAGTCGGACTATCTGCTTTCGCAGGGCGGTCGCGGCCTGCGCTACTCGGCCGACCCTACTCTGCACATCAAGAATCCAGCATTCGGCGATGGAGCAATGATCAAAGGTGCCGCTAACGCTATCGTCACGGCTGCTGATGGTGACGCAAAGCTGCTGGAGATCAGCGGGGATGCTGCAACGGCCGTCATGGACTGGATCAAGGGTCTGCGCGAGATCGCCCTGGAAGGTGCGGGCGGCAACCGATCCAACGCCGACAAGCTCAGCGCCGCACAGTCTGGTCGAGCTATGGAGCTAATGAATCAGTCCCTGATCTGGCTGGCCGACAAGCTGCGCATCAGCTACGGCGAAGGTGCGCTGCTAGAAATACTGAACATGATCGTCAAGGCCTCGCAAGTATTCGCCCTCGTCAACAAGAAGGGCGCAGTGCTAGGCAGGCTTTCGCAAACGGAAGATGTATCGCTGCGCTGGCCGCAGTGGTACGCGCCCACTTATGCAGACAAGCAGACTCAAGCCACAACGCTCGACGTGTTGAGACTGGCCGGGCTTCTGTCGCAAGAAACCGCTGTCAAGTCGCTGGCTGATTCCTACGACGTGGCAGACCCGGCTGATGAGATCACCCGCATCGTCGCGGACGGACCGCCACCGAACCTGCCGGTACCGAAAGAGCCGACACCGTCTACAGAAACAAACGACTAACCCAACAGCCTCGACGAATCGGGGCTTTTTTATGACCGGAGAAGACTAGATGTCTGACCAATTGCCAACGCCAGAACCAGCCTCAACGAACTTTTCAGCCGATTACGTGCGCGAACTACGTGCGGAAAATAAAGGTTTGCGCCTGAAGAATCAGGAGCTTTCCACAAAGGTTGATACGTTCGCCGCCACTCAGGCCGATGCCGTCAAGGTGGCTGTCGAGGAAGCTGTCGTTAAAGCCAAGGACGATGCGAAATCAGAAGTCCAGGCCGATGCCGACCATCGCGTAATGCTTGCGGAGCTCAAAGGCGAAGCAGTGAAGGCGGGCATGGTTGACGTGGACGGCCTGAAGTTGGCCGATTTGTCTTCGGTAAGCCTCAAAGACGGCAAGCTTGAAGGCGCCGAAGCGCTATTCACTGGCCTGAAAGAGCTAAAGCCCTATCTGTTTGGGCAGCCAGCTACGAACAGCAGCAACACGCAAAAGCCGCCATCCGTAGTGCCTCCACAAGCCAAGAAGGTTTCGGAGATGTCGCCGGAAGAGTATGCAGCCGCCAAGGCGTCTGCGCTCAAGGCGTAACCGCTTGATTCACCCACCGGGGCCAGACGCCCAAGGGGTTCGACCACTATCAAACCTCTCGGAGTTTCGCCACCATGGCAGTTAACAATTTCCCGGCCGCCCTGCAGCCAATCATTCAACAAGGCTTTCTGGAGCGAGAATTCCAGTCTGGCATTCATTCGCGTCTCGGCTTTCGCGCTATCGCTGACCGCGAAGAAATCCCGAACAAAGTTGGTGAAACCGTCACCAAGACCCGTACCGGCCTGAAAGCTCCCGTTACAACCCCGCTGAACCCATCGACCAACACCAACTTGGATAACGGCCTGACGCCGTCCGGCTGGACCGTTGAACAGTACAGCCTGTCCATGAACATGTTCGGTGACACCATTGACCTGAACATGGTCACTCAGGGCGTCGGTATCGCTAAGCAATTCATGAAGAACGCCGAAGTGAACGGCGTGCAAGCGGCTCAGTCACTTGATCGTCTGGCGCGCAACGCACTGTTCAGCTCGTACCTGGGCGGCAACACCCGCGTTCGCACCACCCTGGGTGCTCCGGCGCTGACCCTGGCGGTCGATGACATTCGCGGCTTCCAATACGTGCTGGCCAACGGCGTCATGGTTCCTGTCTCGGTGGCGACTCCGATGACCGTTACCGTCGGCGCAGGCGTTTACACCCTCGGCGGTGTCGTGGCTGACGGCTCTAACGTGTCGACTGCGCCAATTGGTGTGTCCGGCGTTCTGACCTTCACTGCGAACGTCAGCGTCTCCGACGGCACTGCCGGTAACGGCGTGGTTTCCAGTGTTGGCCCAAGCGTTCTGCGCCCATCAAACCGCGCAAGCACTTCCAGCCTGATCGCTACCGATCTGCTGACTATGCAGACTGTCCTGGCCTCCGTGGCTCGCCTGCGCACAAACAACGTGCCGACCATCAACGGCGCTTACAACGTCTATCTGGACGACAACCACCTGCTGGAACTGTTCCAGGACGCTGACTTCAAGCTGCTGTATCGCGGCGCTTACGGCTCCGAGACCTACCGCAGCGGCCAGATCATTGAGTTGCTGGGCGCACGCTTCATTACCACCACCGAGGCTTACCAGCAGACATTGGGTGCCGTGCCAATCCGTCGCGCCATCGTGTGCGGCCAAGGCGCTCTCGTCGAAGGAAACTTCGCCAGCATCGGCTACAGCGATGTGGGTGACGGTGATGCGCTGAAAGTCATGGTTGATGACATTTGCATGGTCACCCGTGAGCCGCTCGACCGCCTGCAACAAATTATCGCCCAGTCCTGGTACTGGATCGGTGGTTTCGCAGTGCCAACCGATGCGACCGCTAACCCGACCATCATCCCGACCGCGAGCAACAGCTACTTCAAGCGCGCTGTCGTGATCGAATCGGCATAAACCCTGCGCCGGAGCTTCGGCTCCGGCCACTGGAGGCAATCATGGGTCGCAAGAAAACAGACGCTCCACCTGAGTCAGTATCGTTCTCGGCTCCGTATGGTTTTATCGATGACAGTGGCGCAACTCGTTACTGGCAGGGCGGCGTCACCGTGACCGATCCGGCAGATATTGTTCTGCTGATTGATCGTAAGGCACCGCTGGACGGCATTGAATACGAGGACTGATCAAATGGCCTTCACCGACGCGGAAAAGACTGATATCCGGCGTTTCTGCGGATTCCCGGTATTCGGTGGCCAGCCGGTGCAGGCATTCGGTCATCGCTTCTATCAGCACTACGGCACTCTTGAGTTCCGACTGAATAACATGCAGCTCTCGGAAGAGGCTGTGATTCGCACCACGTACCTGGCGAATCTGGCATTGCTGGAGACAGACGTAGTCGGCACAAGAGCAAACCTCGATACCGACCAAGCTGCAGTTTGGTATCACAACAAAAATGAGCAGCGTGACCGCGACCGCCTTCTTGATTCCTGGCGTCGTAGGCTCTGCGGCTTCCTCGGCATTCCGCCCGGCCCAGCGCTCAGCGAATCCGGCTTGACCTTGGTGGTGTGACATGGACGGCGCAACCCTTCAGCAAAAGATTTACAAAGGTTACGGGCAGGCAGCCAAGCGTATCGGTTTCGACTACCAGCAATTTCGCGCTACTAGCGCCAACAATCCGCTGCTGACAACCGCTATTCAAACGCTGTCTGCTTCGTTTACCACCAATTTTACTTACAGCGCCCCGAACAAATACGGTCAAGCCACATGGCTGGCTCTTTTTGATGCAACGCGGTGCGCGCCGGGCGACATTCTGACCGGGCAGGGCGGGACATTCTTCATTGCCGCCATGCAGTCAACGCTGCCGATCTACTGCGTGCAGACGAACCGGACTATCTCGGTCTTGCGCGTCAGCATGGATTCCGGTGTTGGCCTTGGCGGCTACGGCGGTGATACGCCAGCCACGGAAGTTCCATTGATGACGGGATGGCCTGCCAGCGTGCTCCAGGGCACGAAAGGCGAGGCAAACCCGACCAATCTACCGGGCGATGTGCGCACGCCATGGTGGGCGATCCTGATGCCTGCCTGGCCGGGCATCGTCTTGCGCACCAGTGACATCATTCTTGATGAAATTGGCCGCAAGTACGTTATTTCGAGCGCCGAGCTTACGGATATGGGATGGCGGTGCACGGCTATGCAGGCACAGGTGTGATATGGCCGACCTATCAGATGTACTGAATCAGCTCGCCGCCCGGGTAGCAACAATCGTTTACCCGAACGGCATTGGGCAGCCAAGCGTCAGCAGCATCCCGACCAAGATTTACCCTGGATGGCCCGTGGCGAACGAGCTTGAAGCCGATCTGAAAGCAGGGAAGGTTCACGTCAGCGTTTACCCAAGAGGCCCAGACCGGAAATCCACGCGCCACCTCGGTCGGTCATGGGTTCCGATCATAGCGCCCATGCACACTGTCACGCTGACAGTCGTCGGCGCGGTCGTGACGCTCTCGGGCACCGTCAGCGCGCAGAACCTGCTGATCAACCTGAACGGCATCAGCTACATCTACACCATGCTGCTCACGGACACGCTCACGACTGCCGCTACCGGACTTGCCTCTCTGATCCCTGGCGCTTCCAGCTCTGGACCTGTCGTCACACTTACTGGTGCGCACAGCGTCTTTGCGCGAGTCGGCGGAATAGGCACCTCGATCAAGGAAACCAAGCGGCAGGAGCAGCAGTTCCAGATCACGGTCTGGGCGCCGACTCCGTCTACTCGGGACGCCACGGCCAAGCAGATCGATTCAATCCTGTCCGACGCCACCAACATGGCATTGCCCGACGGATCTGCCGGGATCATCCGCTACGCACAGACGCTTCAGACGGATCAGCTTGAAAAGGCCGGGCTCTACCGTCGCGACCTGATTTACAGCGTCGACTACGCCACAACCCAAACACAGCAATTCGCCGAGGCTATCGCTTTGGCGCTGAACATCGTCAACGCCCAGACCGGGCTTCCTGCATCAACCAGCAACCCTTGAGGCCCGATATGGACAACGACGTTACCGATACTCCGCTCGCGCCAGCCGCAACGGTTGCAGCGGCGAAAGCCACTCCTTCTGCTCCATCGCTCGCGCTGACCGTCAAATTTGCCTTTGCTGACTACCAGCAAGGCCAGCGAATCACCGATGCGACTGAAGTTGCTGCGGTGCTTGCCGGTGAAAACGCTGCAAACGTACTGAAAACCTCCGCGTAAAAGCGAAAACACACACAAAGAAGCCGCCCACTTGAGGCGGCTTTTTCATTGGAGATAGCCATGCCCATTTATCAGGCCGGCGCTTTGAATACGGCGGCGTTAACCGCCCCCGATCTGTACATCCAGGTCGTTCAGCCAAAGACCCGCTACATCAACGGCGTGGCGACTGACATTCTCGGCATCGTCGGCGTCGCATCGTGGGGCGCAGTCAACAGCCCTATGTTGATCGGTTCGCCCGGTGACGCGGCGCTTAAGATCGGTGCGCAACAGGTCCGCAAGTACGACCTTGCCACCGCCGTCGCAGTATCGATCGGTCTAGGCGCATCGAACATCCGTGCCGTGCGCGTGACTGATGGCACCGATACCGCCGCAACATCTACGCTGAAGGACACGGCAGCCGCCATCGGTGCAACCCTGACCGCCTTCTACACCGGCACGCTGGGCAACTCGCTTAGCGCGGTCTTATCTACGGGCACAGCTAACTCAAGCTGGAAGCTGGTCATTTCACTGCCAGGCGTATCGCCGGAAGTGTTCGATAACATCACCGGCACCGGCCTTGCGCTCTGGTCTGCAATCGTCAGCGCCGTGAACAACGGCCAGTCAGGCATTCGCGGCGCATCGCAGCTGGTGGTCGCCACCGTTGGCGCGTCCGTATTGGCGCCGGTTGCACTGACCCAGACCGTCGCATTCACTGCCGGTACTGATGGCACTACCACGCTAACGGATGCTGTTCTTGTCGGCGTTGATGGTTCCGGCGCTACTCGTAAGGGCATGTACTCGCTGCGTGGTACCGGCGCCCAGGTTGCGAACCTCGTTGACGTGACTGATTCGACGCAATGGCCCGCAATGCTGACTTATGGTCTGTCGGAAGGGTGCTACGTGATTACCCAAGGCGCGGCCGGCGCCTCATACGCTACGGTGTCGGCAAGTCTGAACGCTGCTGGCTGCGACAGTTACGCGCTCAAAGTCATGGTCGGCGACTGGGTCTACTGGTACGACCAAGTGAACGGTCAAAACCGCATGCTTTGCCCGTCCACGTTCTCGGCAGCCAAAATCGCCGCACTGGCGCCCCAGCAGTCACCGCTTAACAAACCGCTAAGCACCGCAGTGACCACGCAACGAAATCTCGCTCAGCAGCCGTATAGCTTGGCCGAGATTGGCGCGATCAATACTGATCGATTGGACGTGATCACAAACCCATGTCCGGGCGGCAGCTACTTCGGGCATCGCTCAGGCCTGAACTGCGCAAGCAACCCAACGGTAAACGGTGACAACTACACGCGAATGACGAACTTCCTGTCGCTGACTCTAGCGGCATCGTTCGGCTACGTAGTGGGTCAGTTGCAAACGCTTGATCTGCGCCGATCCACCAAGTCAACCATTGCCAGCTTCCTCCAAACGCTGGTTGATCAAGGAATGATCGGCGACCCGAACGGCGGCCCCGCGTTCTCTGTCCAGATCGACGCCACCAACAACCCAGACTCCCGCGTTGCCCTCGGCTACATGCAGGCAGACGTGCAGGTTAAGTACCTCTCCGTAGTCCGCTACTTCCTGATTAATTTGGAAGCCGGGCAGTCAGTCACCGTTGTCGTATCTGCCGCCCCCCGATAAGGCGCTGAACCCGACACCCAGCCCGGCCTAGTGCCGGGCTTTTCATTTGGAGAGCGCCATGCAAGGTGGATACAACACGGGTAAGGATGTCTCGATTGACATCAACGGTCCTTCCGGCCCAATCCGCATCCCGAAACTGATGGACTTCGACAGCAAGCCGAAAATCACCAGCACTGAAATCACGCCGCTCAACGGCCTGACGGACGAGCTGAACATTCCAAAGGGATGGACCGGCACGTTTACCGTCGAGCGTACTGACGCAACGCTGGATAACTATTGGGCGCAGTGGGAAGCCGACTATTACGCAGGCGTTAATCAGCCCGCCTCAAGCATTACCGAAACCATCTCTGAGCCTGACGGTAGCACCAGTACCTTCCGATACACCCAGGTCAACTTAAAGCTAGACGACGCAGGCAAAAAGGAGGGCGACAAGACGATCAAGCAAACCATGTCGTTCACCGCTCGCCGCCGCCTGAAAGTCTCGTAACCCTTTTGCATGGCAGCCCGGCAGGGTGCGGGGAATTCGTCAGCCCCGCGCGCCATGCTCTTTGACGACTCAATGACCAGAGGTATTACCCATGTCCCGCGTAACCGTGAAAGAAAACGTAGAACAGATCGACGCACCCAAGAAGCCAAAGTTTGAAACCGTCACTGACAGCCTGGGTCGCACGATCCAGTTGCGCCAGCTCGACCCAATGCAGCAATCGCGCCTGGTGATGGGCGTAGGCGGCGACGTTTCGCAGAACAGCACCTGGATGAATGGTTTCGCGCTGCCCGCCGCTATGGTCGCGCACATTGATGATGACTTCTTTGGCTTCCCGTCGAGCATCAAGCAGGTCGAGGTGATGCTAGCCCAGCTTGGCAATGAGGGTATGGCCGCTATCAATGAACACCTGATGGCCAAGTACGAGACCGCAAAGGCTGAGCACGAAAAGGCTGCGCTCAGCGCAGAGCAGGCCGCAGCAAAAAACTAGGAACGAACCCCGATTTTCGACAGCGTTGTTGGGCGTTGAAAAACGGGGTTCCTTTCAGCGTGGTTTTTGATGAGTGCTACAGCTTGTACCCCCACGAACTCATGGCTATGTCGGTCGTTTTCTCAGAATTTGAGGGCGGCGAGTTCGATTGGGCTTCAATGACGTTCAAGGAGCAAAAGTGATGGAGTTCAACAGTCTTGGCGGCCTAGCGCTGCATTTCTTGGCGCTTGAAGCTGCCGAACTGAAACACCTTCACGACGGCCTTGAGAAGTGCGCTGTACGCATCGAGAAGACAGCAAAGGAAGAGATCGGCCATTACCAGTCAGGCATTGGGCCCTTCGCCGCGTGGGCTGATCTGGCCGAATCTACCGAGTCAGAAAAGGCGCGCAAGGGCTACCCTGCTGATGCGCCGCTCCTGGCTACCGGAGAGATGCGTGACAGCATTTCCCATGAGATGCACGGGCTTGAGGCGATTATCGGCTCGAAAGATCCGAAGATGGTCTATCACGAATTCGGCACGCCAAAAATGCCAGCACGGCCAGTGATGGGGCCGGCAGTATTCAGCAACAAAGAGTACATCAAAAAGACTATTGGTCATGCCGCCGTATCTGGACTGATCGGCGGGCAGGCCATTCACGCTTCGCTGGGGTATGACGGGGAGATTTGAGGGGGAGAGCTCGACTATTCGGTCGGATCTTCTCCATCTCTAGCCATGTGGTTTAGTCGCGCCTGATTAAGTATCTCTTGAACTTCCTTGAGCGCATTTCTTGACTGGTCTCTCAGCTCCTCAACCTCGGCAAAAGCTGCCTTAATGGCAGCATTTAGCGCCTCTCGCTCGCCATCGCTGACTGCATTCCTAGCAGCCACTGTTAGGGAGTGGATGCTAGCCATTTTGCTGGACTTGAGGGCGTTAATCATGCTGTCGCGATGGAAAAGCTCATTCATCTGATCCGAGGCGCTCTCAGCAGACATCGTCACCGACCGAGGGATATGGATGTAGCTCGCCTGCAGCCTCCCAATTATCTCTGCATGCAGTGACCTGGATCCGTCCCTGGCGCTCTGCTCAAGGCGATCGCGAAGCTCTTGCGGCATTCGAATTGGGTACGGAGAGATGACGTGTCGATCGTTCATAGCGGGCTCGTGCTTTGTATTGTGGCCAGTATGCGAAACGAATCAAAAAGACTCAATGAGTTAACTTGACTCATGTGGTGAATGAGTTACTATGACTCCACACCCAGCAAGGAGCTGAAAATGAAAGACGCACACAAGGTATCTCCATACAGCCTTCGCATAGCGGAGCAGCTGAAGGGGCGGGCAGAAGATGAGGCGTTTGCACATAGACGCAGCCTAAACAAAGAGCTTGAGCTTTTAATTGAGGAGGGCTTCAAGTGGCGAGAAGCGCAGAGCAGCAAACAGGCGGCAGCCTAAAACGAAGAAACCCCGGCTTGCAGGCCAGGGTTTCAGGTAACGAGATCAGTCTGGAGAAAGATCACATGACGAATAATACCACAGTAGTTGACATGCGCAAATTCGTAGAAGCTCGCGACGGCAAGGCATTTACCACAAGCCAGCAGGTTGCGCAGGCGTTCGGCAAGCAGCATCACCACGTCATGCAAAAGCTTGGCGCGCTTGACTGTTCCGATCAATTTTTAACCAGCAACTTTTCGCGGGTTAAATTTGAGCATCGCGGCAACGCCTACGAGGCCTACGAAATGACCAAAGACGGCTTCATGTTCCTGGTCATGGGCTTCACGGGGAAAAGTGCCGCTGCAATCAAAGAAGGCTACATCGCAGCCTTTAACGAAATGGCCGCACGCCTGAATCTCGCCCCGGAAGTTCTCGTCAGCGACTTGGTCGGATCTGTAATCGGCAGCACGGGTGAAGTCGTTCTTAGTCGGGTGATCGAGCAGAAAGGTTATCGAATCCTCCCGGCCATGCAGCGCAGCTTTACGACCACCATGAAAAGCCGGCTGCGTTCACGCTTTAACGTGCAAAAGACCTCGCTTATCCCAGCCGATCAGATGGAGGCGGCCTGCAACTTTATTGCAGCCTACGTCATTGAGGGTGATTACATAGCTCGCGAAGATTCGAAAGCAGCAACCCTCCCAGGCATTCATTTGCCGGTAGAGGTCCTTGCCAGTCGCCGCGAAGGGATGATCACAATCCGTAACGGCGAGCAGGCTTGGCTGGATGTGACGCTGCACGACTTGCGCGATATCCATGGCACTGAAACGCCGTGCGAAAAACTTCTCGGCGACCTAGATAATGCTGGCTTCAACATCGAAGCGGCTTGGTGGGAGTTGCGCACCTATCGCAACAAGCTGCAGGAGCTCAATTCGTTCGTAACCGGCATGGGCCGCGTGATCGAAGATCCTCACCGCTACGCGATCAAGCCGAGGAGTGCGGCATGAAATCAACGATCATCCCGTTCGAGTACGAAGGTCAGCCGGTAAAGTTCGATGCCGATGGGTGGCTTGACGCTACCAGCATATCCAAGCGTTTTAGTAAGAGGCCGAATGACTGGCTTGAACTGCCAAGCACTGGCGAATATCTGGATTCATTAGCCAAAAGGCTAAATACCGGATTATCCGGTAATTTAATCAGGAAAATTCGCGGGCGAAACGGCGGAACATGGCTTCACCCAAAACTAGCCGTGGCGTTTGCCCGCTGGCTTTCTGCTGATTTTTCTGTTTGGTGCGATCTTCAGATTGACTCGCTACTGCATGGAGATGTGAGCATCAGGCAGAGATTCGATGTGGCATGCAAGGCGCTCGAGGATGGTCAGGGTTTCGCAAGTGAAAAAGGAAAAGGGCTCGCTCATTGGCGATGGATCAAGCCAGAGCTCGAAAATAGCGTCGAGTACTGGCGAGAGCAGATGCAGCTAACCCTGGCGCTCGACGCCGCGTAGAAACCACAAAACAGACCCCGCCTCGGCGGGGTTTTTTATGGGGCGGAGCATAGCCCCTTGACTATCCAGTTGGCGGTTCTTGATTCGAGTATGTACTTCCCATTGCGCTTGGTTATGTCTGCTGTTCCGAGAACGTCGCACCCCCGCTCTGACTTGTTCGCGTCGGTATTGATGCTGTAGGAAATGTCTCCAGCCCTTGAAAAAGGATCTCCGGCAGCTTCGCCAGCATCAACGTGCTGGGTAGTTATGGAGATGACTGTTATTCCAAGGCTTCTTGCGCGATCCGCGAAGCTTCCTCCTTTTGCAGGAATAGAATTGGTTATTTCCTCTATTGCGGCGCGGTCCTTTGTCAGCGTGATTTCGCCCGCTTGAGAGGTTTCGACATAAAAATAAATCATAGCAGCTATGTATTTTTTCATTATTCAGCCAATTAAAACTTCGAAAACCAGATAAAGAAAAGCTCCGAGCACAAGAACTCCAAACAGCGTTAGCGCGCCCAAGACGACAAAAAGTATTACTGCGTTGAAAATTCCAAGTTTCTTGATGATGGCCCGGTCATCTGCGGCATCTGCTTTTTTTTTGGGCCGAGGCACTTCCGTCTGGCGCGCCGTTTTCTTGGCTTGTGTAACACTCCGAATCTCGCCACCGATCCATCCATACGTTTGCCTCTTCCTTGCCATTACTGAACTCCAAATAGGACTTGCATAGCATGACAGCCGAAGCATATTCCGTCGCAGTGAAGGTGTCACTGCTCAACCATGTGACTCCTGGACTGCTACTGATCAGCAAAGGCCTAAACCATGCAGGCATGGACGCGGATAAGCTAAATTCGAAGCTTGCATCAATTGGCAAGCAAGCAGCTATCGGAGCTGGAATGCTTGTCGGGGGCCTGGCTATCGCGAGCCTGTTCAAGGCCCCGCTTGAAGAAGCGAAGAAATTTCAGACCGAGACCGCTCGCTTCAACTCGCTCGGGTTTGGTGACTCGGTAAACCAGCAGGCAGTTGTCTTTGCTCGCGGCATGAAGACTATAGGTACCAGTGCAAACGAGAATTTGACACTTGTTTCTGATGCGATGGCCGTCTTCAAGGATCTTCATCACGCTGAGTTCGCAGCGCCGCTAATGGCGAAGATGAAGTTCGCCAACGAAGCGGTATTTGGTTCGGAGGCTGGCGGCGCCAATGAGCGCAAGTTCATGGACATGCTTAAGGTCGTAGAGTTTCGTGGTGGACTATCAAGTGATAAGGAGTTCGCTACCCAGGCCGACTTTGTTCAGAAAGTAATTTCGGGCAGTCGTAACCGTGTCGATGCCACGCAGCTGTTGACAGCCCTAAAAACTGGCGGCGTTGCGCTATCTCGCCGAAACAACGAACAGTTCTACCTCGGTTCAGAGCCGCTAATCCAAGAGTTCGGCGGCTCCAGGTACGGCACCGGAGCAATGTCGATCTATCAGAACTTGGTGCAGTCCCGTGGCACCATCACGGCGCAGCAGGAATTGTACCGTCTCGGCCTCCTCAATCCTTCCATGGTCGAATTCAACAAGGCGGGCAGGCTGAAAAAGTCATTGCCTGGCGCGTTCAAAGGCTCAGCGACTCTCGAGAATGAAGGCGAGCTGGCGTTACTTGAAAAGGTACTGCTGCCTGCCTTCCAGAAGAAAGGGATAGTTGGTGAAGAGGCAATCATGCGGGAGCTTGGCATGATCCTCGGCAACCGCACAGGCTCAGGCTTGATGTCTCGGATATACCAGCAGCGCGAAACCCTGCATAAGCAGATCGAGGCAAACAAGAGTGCAATGGGTATAGACCCATTAAATGACGCAGCCCAAAAGACGCTAGCCGGCAAAGAGCTCGACTTTACCGCTAAGTGGCACAACCTGATGCTTAACCTCGGAAATGTAGTTCTTCCTCTGGCAATCAAGGCGCTCGACAAGCTGAACCCAGCCTTGGAGAAGCTTGGTGTCTGGATGCAGGAGCATCCCGAAAAGGTGAAAAGCCTCACCTATGCATTTATTGGTCTGTCAGCTGTATTGGCTGTAGGCGGAATCGCGACGATGCTTATCGCAATAACTCGTAGTTTTCTTCTAATAGGGAGCTTGCTTTTAATGAATCCGATAGGCTTGGCCATAGTCGGTATTACTTTGGCAGCCCTTGCGCTCTGGAACAACTGGAAGGAAATAAGCACAGCCCTGTCTATCATGTGGTTCGATATGAAGTCTGGATTCATACAGCTATTTCATGGCGACTTTTTAGGGGCATTTAAGTCGTTCTCTCATGTTTGGCTACTTGGCTGGCAAACAATCTTCAACACGATGATCGCTGGAGCGAACGCGATCCTTCCTGCCTTTATGCATATAGAAAAGCTTAGCTTTGCTAATGCTCCAGAGGCCAATCGAGAACTTCCAGGAATACTGCCGAAGTACCACTTTCCTGCGCCAGTGGCGTCGCTCCTTCCCGGGCTCGCAAAGCAGCCTGCGCCCAGCCCTCTCGTTGCTCCGGTGCCCTCAAGGCAGTCGCTGCTTGTACAGCTAACGCAGCCGATTCACTTGGACGGAAAGAAGATTGCAGAGTCGGTAACCAAGCACCAGGCACAGGCAGCCTCACGCCCCAACACAGGCACCAACAGCTTCGACCCGAGCCGCAGCATGCTGATGCCCGGAACGCCGAGTGCCGTTTATCCAAGGGGTTAACTGATGGGCATCATGAGCTTTCTGGACAATTTCGCGCCAGGCGGCGATCCGTACGCAACGCGGGTCGTGCTCGGCAATATAGAGCTTGTCGGGCTCGAGGTTCCAGAGTCGGCAACGCCAGGCGCAGGCAAGCAGCAGACGGTGGTTCACAGGCTGGTCGGCGGGAAGCGGACTATCGACGTGCTGGGCGTCGACTATGACGATCTGTCGTGGTCTGGCTGGATTCTAGGCGCGGCGGCGGGGGCTAGAGTCAAAGAACTGGAAACCATGCGCGACACCGGCAATGCGGTGGACTTCAATCTCGGCGAGTACTACTTCAGCGTTGTCGTTACCAGATTCGTGCCGCGCTTCGAGCATCAATATCGGCGCGCTTACAGTATCGAGCTGGCGGTAGTGGAGCGCCTTGACGCTCCAGTCAAGAAAAACGCCATGTCTGGCTCGTTGGATGGCCTGATTAATAGCGACATCGGTCAGTCCCTGGGGCTAGCCAAGATCATCAACGTCTCGGCCATTACCGACACCATCAACTCGGTGAAAGCTGCCGTAGCGCAGGTGCAGGACTTCGCGAATCAGACGGTCGATACGATTCAGTCAATCATTCGGCCCATCGTCGCGGCGCAGCAGATGGTTCAGTCGGTGATCGCGCAAGTGGGGGCGGCGGTGAGCGACATCACCACGCTGGGCGGCCTCGTTCCCGGCAATCCGGTTGCGCTCGCTGCGAACAACCTGCTACGCCAGGCAAATGCCATGACGCAACTGGCCCCGCTGTACCAGATGCAAAGCGTCCTCGGGCGACTACAGAAAAACGTCCTGGCTGGCCCTCTGGCCAACGGCACAGTGAGCGTAACCACCAGCAACACCAGTCTGCAGCGCCTGTCAGCCGATCAGTATGGCGACCAGTCGCAATGGACCAAGGTAGCCGCGGCGAACAGCATCACCGACCCGCAAGTTACCGGCATCCAAACCATTAAATTCCCGCAAGGATAAGCGCATGGACGTAAACGATGCCTTTGCGCCTTCCGAGGCTAGGCAGGTCTCCGGCTACGTGTTGCTTGCCGGAATTGAGGTGCCGTTCGTGTCGTGGGACGTCGATGAGAACTCGTTCTACTCGGCTGACACGTTCTCTATCGTGTTCGCGGTGTCGGCCATGCCGGTCGATACGGGCACCCTGAACTGGTGGAGCTCGCAGACCGAGATCGAGGTGTCTATCTCCGCATCGATCATGGGCAAGAACTCCTGCAACACGAAAAACCTGATCATTGGCGGTGTAGACAAGTGGCATTTCGACCCTGCAAAGTTCGAAGTGACCGCCGAGGGCCGCGACTACACCAGCAAGTTCATCGACACAAAGACCAGCGAGAAGTTTTCCAACTACACCACCAGCCAGGTTGCAACGTTGCTGGCTCAGCGGCACGGTCTGATACCTGTCGTCACACCGACCACGAACAACGTCGGCGCAATCACCAAATACGACCATACGCACGTCACGGACGAGCGCACCGAGTGGGACTTGCTGTCCTACTTCGCGGGGATCGATGGCTTTCAGGTCTACGTGACCGGCAATGAGCTGCATTACGAGCCGGCGCTTGATCCGGCTGAAACCGATCAGTACGTCATCCACTGGCGCGCGGCCAACCTAACTGCCTTCCCGCAATCGAACGTAGAAACCCTGCAGTTCGAGCGCGACCTGACCCTGGCCAAGGGCGTGACCGTCGAGGTTCGTTCGTGGAAGAACGGCAAGGCCTACACCGAAACCTACCCGAACAGCGGAGCCAAGGGCATTGCGCCTGGACAGGCAGTCGCCAAGCGCCAGGTGTACAGCATCGTGCGCAGCGGACTGGATCGGCAGGGCGCGCAGGCATTGGCCCAGGCCACCCATAAGCAAATCACCGCCCATGAAATGCGCATGAGCGCCACGATGCCGGGTGACAACCTGCTGGCACCGAACACGATCGTACGCATCGAAGGCACCGACTCGACTTTCGACCAGCTGTATTACGCCGATTCGGTTCGGCGCTCGATGAGCTTCGACAGCGGCTACACGATGTCCTTGACGGCAAAAAACCATAACCCTAACTCGATGGTGCTGCCGTGATCGGACAATTGACCAATGCGCTCAGGCTGCACCAGGGCGACGGAAGCTCTGCGCCGAGAAAGGGCACGATCTCCGGCTACGACCCGTCCAGCCATAGCGTGAAAGTGACGGTCCAGCCTGAAGGGTTCGATACCGGCTGGATTCAGCTCTCGGCGCTGGGCGTGGGCAATGGCTGGGGCGTACTGACTGGGCCACAACTGGGCGACGAGGTAGGCGTCTCGTTCGACGGTGGCGATCTGAACCTTGGGCACGTCACCGGGCGCTACTTCAGTGACACCAATCCACCACCGGCCGTGCCATCCGGTGAAACGTGGATCATTCATCGGTCCGGGTCGCTGCTCAAATTCCACAACGACGGCTCTATCGAGATCGAGGCCTCGAGCGGGATAACCGCGCTGTCGCCGAGCAATATCACGCTTACGGCTCCGGTCATTTCGCTCGTCGGTAACGTCTCGGTATCGACCGGCTCAACCGGTTCTTACACCACGCCTACGGGCGAAACGGTCTATGTCCAAGACGGCATCACTACCAACATATATTGAGGTGCTACATGGTCCCGCAAGGCTCGACACTGATAAACACCGATCACTTCGTCAACATGACCGCCTCGATCAACGCCTGCGATACCTGCGCGCAACTGCAGAGCGTGGTTAACGACTCCTTCGCGTCGCTGAATTCTGCAAAGGCAGCCATCCAAGCCGAGCTGGCGAAGCTGATGCCGGCCCTGTCGCTGCTCACGCTACCTTCGGCAGATCCGGGCGCGATCCTTAGCTGGCTGACGAACTTCGTGAGTTTCACCCTTACGCCGATGCTTAAGCCGACGATCACATACGGCGCGCAACTCACCGCGATGCTCGCTCAGATCGCCCAGGTTACAGCGGCCATCGAGGCGGCGGCGGCAAGACTTACAAGCTGCTCCATCACCATTCCATCCTAATTTCTGGATTTCGGCTCGTACGCCAGGCTGCCTGCGCGCACCACCAAAGACATCGGCGCCCATCCCATGAATGACCTGAACCACTACGTCGGTGGCGATCTTTCGCTATCGCCGACCGGCGATCTGTCGACCGTCTCCGGCATGGAGCGCGGCAAGCAGCGGATTCTGCGCCGGCTGATCACCAATCCAGGCGATTACCTGTTTCACCCCGAGTACGGCGCCGGGCTGGGCCGATACGTCGGTGCCCTGGTCAACATTCCCGAGGTTATCGCGCTGATTCGCGGACAGATCCTGCAAGAGGATTGCGTGGCGAGAACGCTGGCACCAGTGATTCGGGTGTCAGCGCAAAACGACACCTTGGCCGTGACCATCAGCTACACCGACGCGCCCTCGGGCGAGCCGGTAACGCTCTCATTTGAGGTAAATCGCTGATATGGCATCGCTCAACATCAAGAGCTTCACCGATCTGGTGCGTGATCAGGTGTCTGCTATACAGGGCAGGGCGGCTGGTCTTGTCGACTTCACCATCGGCTCGTTGTTGCGGGCAATCATGGAAAGCAACGCTAGCGTTCTCCAGTGGTTGCAGCAGTTAATTGTCACATTGCTGATCACGACGCGCGCCGCGACCTCGGCCGGGACTGACCTTGATAGCTGGTTTGCTGACTTCGGATTCGCTCGTCTTTCCGCTTTCTTTGCGACCGGTAGCGTCACTTACTCGCGCTTCACGCCGACCAACTCGGCGCTGATCCAGATTGGCTCGCTGGTTGGTTCGGCGGATGGATCGCAGCAGTTCGCCGTGACCACCGACACCACCAATGCGCTGTACAGCGCCGCGCTGGTCGGCTACCTGATTCCGGCGGGTACTGCGTCAGCAACCGTTCCGGTCATGGCTAGTACGGCGGGATCGGCCGGTAACGCGATGATCGGCGCCGTCACTGTAATTGTTGGCAGCATCAGCGGTGTCGATACCGTGTCCAATACCGCGGTATTTGCTAATGGCGCCGACCCCGAGAGTGATCCTGCATCGCGTGCGCGCTTTGTTTTGTGGGTGCAATCGCTCTCCAAGGGCACGAAAGCTGCCATTGGTTACGCGCTGGCATCCATGCAGCAGGGCGTCACGTACACGCTGACCGAGAATCAGGACTACAGCGGAAATCTGCTCTATGGCTACTCTTACGCGGTAGTGGATGATGGCAGCGGAGCGCCTTCCAGTACGTTTTTGGCAAACTCAGCAGCAGCCATCGAGGCGTCGAGGCCGTTCACTATTCGCTACGGGGTATTCGCCCCCGCGCTGGTGACGGCTGGGGTCGGGATGGTCATCACCACCAACTCATCGGTGACGCACAGCGTCGTGGTGGCGCTGGTCATTACTGCACTCAAGACCTACATCGCCAGTCTGAGCCTCGGACAGATCCTGCCTTATACCCAGTTGGCGGCCATTGCCTATGCGGTCAGCCCTGCCATCACCAACGTGTCGGCTGTCCTGCTCAACGGCTCTACGGCAGACATCGCCGCAACCCCCAAGCAGGTCATTCGGCCTGGCACGATCTCGGTGGCCTAAATGAGTGTCGGCGATCAAACAGATATGTTCGGCCGGCTGAAGAGCCTGCTGCCCGTCGGCTGGTTCAGCGACAGCAACCCGGTGCGTGATGCGCTTCTGTGGGGGTACGCCCAGTCAATTGCTTGGGGCTATTCCCTCTATCTATATGCGAAGGCCCAGACGCGGATCAAAACCGCCTCGGATAGCTGGCTCGACCTGATCGCGCTGGATTTCTTCGGTAACAACCTGATTCGCTACTCGTCGCAGCCCGATGCCAGCTACCTGAATCGCATCTTGGTCAACATTTTCAGAGAGCGGACCACGCGCCACGGAATGGATCAGGTGCTGTTCGATCTGACCGGGCGCCGCGCCGTGATCATCGAGCCGGCTCGCCCGCAAGACGTAGGCGGTCTTGGTACTAACTTCTACCTTGGCGCATCCGGCCCCGGCCTGCTGGGTTCGGTGGTATCGCCCTATCAGGCGTTCGTCACGGTCTATCGCCCGCCAGGCATTGGCGCGAGCAACTGGCCCGGCATCCGCACCAATGTGTTCGGCCTTGGGCAGACAAGCGGCCTAACACCATCGACACAGCTTTCTCCGCAAGTGACCGACTCGGACATTGTTGCCGCCATTGAGGCGACCAAGCCCATCGCGACGACGATCTGGTATCGCATCGCCAGCTAACTCAAACCAAATCATATTTCAGCCCGCCTTGAGCGGGCTTTTTATTGGGGATTTCATGGACAGACAAACGGAATATCCAGGCCAAATTCTGCCAGAGACAGTTCTTTTGCAGATGGCGAAGGATTCTATGGTTGGCCTGGCCAAGCTATCGGCGGCCGTGCTCGGCACCAGCGCTATCGCCAATGGCTTCGCGGTTACGCCGACAGGCCCGGCATCACTGCAGGTGCTTGTAGCGCCCGGCGAGATTTACAGCCCGACCGCAATTGATGCGACGGCCTACTCCAGCCTTGGCGCCGATACCACGCACTCAATTATGAAACAGGGGATTCTGCTGGATGGCTTGACGCTGAACTGTGCGGCGCCGGGCACCACCGGCCAGTCAATCAACTACCTGATCGAGGCTACGTATCAGGACCTCGACGCCAACCCGGTGCTGCTGCCGTATTACAACAGCGCAAACCCCGCACTCCCGTTCAGTGGCATGGGCAACAACGGCCTGACGCAGAACACCTCGCGTAAAGGCGCAGCGGTTGTGCAGGTCAAAGCTGGCGCATCGGCGACAACTGGCAGCCAGGTAACTCCGGCTCCCGATGCTGGATTCTCCGGCCTGTACGTCGTCACGGTCGCTTATGGCCAGACGACGATTACTTCGGCAAGCATCAGTCAGTACGTCGGCGCTCCGCTTCTGCCAGCGGGACTTATACCTGCCGTGCAATCCAGCGCTATGACGTCTGCCATGGATTTCGGAACGGCGGGCGTATACAAGGCGAGTTATTTCCCGGCAATCACTGCTCTCGCGAATAACGAAACACTCGTCTTCGAAGTCAAAACGGCGAATCCGGGAGCTTCCACATTTAGCCCTAACGGGCTAGGCCCTTATCCCGTCGTCGGAAGCGCTCACTCACCACTTCAAGGCGGTGAGTTTGTGGTCGGCGGCAAGGCAGAGGTGATCTGGAGCGCCGCGTTAAGTTCGTGGATTTTGCTGGGCTGCACTGGCGGCGCAATGCAAATTGCTCCGGCATCCCAAAGCCAGCACGCCGTCCAGTTCGGCCAAGTTTCTGGAGTGGTTGGCCAGGCGCGCAACCTAGCGATGAACATCGCAGCCTTGTCAGCAACAGCAACTTTGACGGCAGATGAAATTGTCGTAGAAACGGCATTGGGCGGCCTTCGTTATTGCCTGCCCAGCTTCGGCAAGACCATCAACTTAGCTACCGCTGGTGCTGGCGGTATGGATACCGGTGCATCCCCCGTAAGTGGCTGGGTTGCCTTGTACGCCATCTATAACCCGACTACAGGCGCAAGCGCTCTTCTTGCCAAAAATGCAACGTCTGCCGGGCAGCCCAATATTTACGGTGGTGCAAACATGCCGTCCGGGTATACGGCATCGGCGCTGGTAAGTGTGTGGGCGACGAATGCATCAGGGCAGTTTGTTGCAGGGTCTCAAACCGACAGAACCGTCATCAGCACCAATATCAATGTGCTGAATACGACTACGCAGCAAGCATCGTTCACCGCGCTGGGAATCTCCGCTGCTGTTCCGCCCAATGCGAAGGCGGTTGGCGGTTACATGAGAGTTACCTCAAATAGCATCGGTGACTATATCGGGCAAATCTCGGGGGGTTTGCAGGGTTGGGGGCAATCCTTGATTGAGGCTGGCTACACCGGAGCTGCAGGTAGTTTCAGAGCGTTAATTACTGTCGCGCAAATGCTGTACTACGCCGCGACGGCAAGCGCCGGGACTATGAGTGCGACTATCTATATAACTTCCTACGAATTCTGAGGTGGCTCATGACCTATGTCCAATTCACTGATAACACCGATACTGTAATTTGCTCGGTGTTTGCTAGCCCGCAAGACCCTAATGCATGGGCCAACTTAGGCGAGGTCGAAGACAATGACCCACGCCTTGTCTTGTTTCTCAACCCAGGCGCATCGCCTGAGGCCATCTTGAAAGCGAAGCAGGACCAGAAGGATGCTCTGCTCGCCGCAGCCTCTCAATCCATGGCACCGATTCTGGTCTCACTGCAACTCGGCGATGCAACTGACGCAGAGACGGTAACGGCGAAGGCGTGGCAGGCCTATTACCGCGCACTCAAGTCGGTTGATGTGACTGTTGAAAGTCCTGCGTGGCCAGTCGCGCCCGTTTAAAGCCAACAACAAAGCACAGAACTGCCGCCTTGAGCGGTTTTTTTGTGCCCGGAGAAAAATCCATGCCGATCACCCAGCAGCAGTTGCTGCAAATCCTCCCGAACGCCGGCCCAGTTGCCGGCGTTTTTGTATCTGCGCTAAACACAGCGATGGGTAAGTACCAGATCATCACGCCGCTGCGGATCGCGGCGTTTCTGGCTCAGGCCGGTCATGAGTCTGGACAGCTTCTCCATTTAGTGGAAAACCTGAACTACGGGGCGCCGGGGCTGCTGGCGACGTGGCCAAGTCGGTTTACGCCTTCAATGGCCGCTCAAGTCGAGCGTCAGCCGGAGCAGATCGCGAACATCGTGTATGCGTCGCGCATGGGTAATGGCCCGACCGCGAGCGGTGATGGTTGGCGATTTAAGGGTCGAGGGCTGTTCCAAGTAACCGGCTGGACGAATTACCAATCGTGCGGCTCGGCGCTGGCGCTGGACCTGCTTACTCACCCCGAGTTGCTTGAACAGCCAATCTATGCGGCGCTGTCGGCGGCCTGGTACTGGGCGAGCAACGGCATGAACACGCTGGCGGACGCGGGGCAGTTCACGCAGATTACGCAAAAAATCAACGGTGGCCAAGTCGGCGCCGCTGACCGGACTGCTCTCTATAACACTGCGATGGGGGTTCTGGCATGACATCAATCTACGCAAAGGTTGGCGGCTACGTGCTGGCCATCCTTTTGGTGTTCGGCGCGCTGTACGGCGCCTATCACCACGGCGAAACCCTCGCAAATGCTGAATGGCAGGCCAAGTGGGATGCCGAGGTCGCCACGCAGGCACTGGCCAAGGCTCAAGCAGAAGAGTCAGCGCGCACCGAAGAACTCCGACGAATCAACTCCAATCAACAGGCTCAAGCCCATGCGATCCAATCTACCGCTGTCGCTCAAACTGATGCTGCTGCCGTTACTGTTTCTTCTGGCAGCGTGCAGCTCGCAGCCGCAAAACTGGCAGCCGACCCAAGTAGCTGCACCGGCCATCCCGCCGCTGCCGCTGGAAGCCCGACAACCAATCATGCCGCAATGGTGTTATCCGACTTGCTCACGCGCGCTGATAAACGAGCAGCGGACTTGGCTTCCTTTGCTGACCGTTCCCGAATAGCGGGACTGGCTTGCGAAGCGTCTTATGATGGGCTGACCAAATTATCATCCGATCCCAGTCATTAAATATTTTGTCCGGCTTGCTTTCGCAGTTCGAACAGCGCCTTTTCAGCCGCGCACTTCTGCTGAAAGTAAAGGCTGGCTTGGTTGCTCGACACGATCAGGCCATTGATCTGATTGCCGAGATTCGAGCATTGCAGATTGCACTCCGACAAGCGCTTCATTGCCAGCGCTAATTCCGCCGTCGCCTGGCCGTGCATTTCCACAAGCTTGGCAATGTTCTGCCGGGCCTTCCGATTCTCCAGCGTCATTTCCTCAAGCTCGGCCGCGAGCAGAGTTGCGTGCTGTTTCCACATTTCAACAGGCGTAGGAATGCCGAGGCATCCGAATTCGTCTTCGGCGTCCATGATGCTGCTCTTTCGTGATACTGGTTGGATGTACAGTAATGCAGGTAGGAGATTTGCGCTATTCGGGGTGACGAGCTGTAGCAGGGGAGGGATTGTATTTGTTCGGCAGGACGCCGGGGGAGGGGCGAAATAGGTCAGTGACTTTCCGAGTATCGTCGTAAAACACAGTTCAACACAGTGAGGCATCGTTGCAGCGAGCGCCAAGCTGGAGACCTTGTGTTTACTGGGCTGTAGCCCCATCTGCTTGCATGGGGTGCT